TGAGTTCGGTGAGCCTCCAGCAGAACTAATAGATAAGAAAGTAGATGTTCAGTACACTTCTGCTATTGCAAGAGTTCAAATGGCATCTGAGATCGTGAATATGCAAAAAGCTATTACAGCTTTAGCTCCATTTGCTCAGTTTGCCCCAGAGTCTCTTGATATTATCAACGCAGACAACTCTGTAAGAGTAATTTTAGAAAAGAGCGGAGTTCCACAAGAAATGATTAACACCGCAGCTCAAATTAAGTCAGTAAGAAACGGTCGCGCAAAAGCTCAACAAGAAAAGATTGACCAAGAAAATGATCTTAACCAATCTGAAATTGCTAGAAACGTAGCCCCAGCAGCAGCAGCAATATCTAAAAATGTTGCAGGAGCAGTCAGCTAAGAAAGGAATAAATGGCAAAAACAAGAAGGAAACAAAGCAGTCGAATTATCGACTATCAAAATACTTTTGGCTCGGATCACGGACAAAGAGTTTTAAATGATTTGATGAACACACATAGTATTATATCAACAGTTTTTGTAAAGGGCGATCCACTAGAGATGGCCTTGAGAGAAGGAGAGAGGAATGTCATCCTTCGTATTATTGGAATTTTAGGAATAAAACAAAGCAGAATTATGGAATTAATAAAGGAGGAAGATAATGAGTGAGCTTACTAATAACACTGGAAATACTGGTGCAGGGGACGCGGGAGCAACAGGAGCAACAACTGGCAACAATCAAGGATCTTCTGGAGCAGGAAATACTGGAGGGCAGCAGGGTGCATCTGGAGGCGGGGCAGCCGCAAGCTGGATCGACAGTTTACCACCTGAGTATAAAGAAAACGCAACCATCAAGGGCTTTAAAAGCGTCGAAGACCTTGCAAAGAGCTATATCCATGCTCAAGGAATGATCGGTGCAGACAAGATTCCGGTACCTGGGAAACAGGCAACAGATAAGGATTGGGAGGCAGTTTTCACAAAACTTGGTCGCCCAGAGGCAGCAGACAAATACGAAGTTAAGGCGGCTGAGGGACATAGTCCTGAGTTCATCAAGAGCTTCAAAGAAACTGCATTTAAGAGCGGGCTTCTTCCTAAGCAAGTTGAGGGAATTTATTCTTTCTATACAGAGATGGAAAAAAAGCAGCAGGAAGCGTTTGCAGAACAGCAAAGGCAATCTGTTGAAAATAACATCAAGGCTCTGAAGCAAGAGTGGCCAGATTCCGAGTACGATAAAAACTTGGGAGTGGCAAAGACAGCAGTTAAAAACTTCCTTGGTGAAGATCAAATCAAATGGCTCAATGAATCGGGCCTTGGAAATGATCCGCAAATGATTAAGCTCATGCACAAAATCGGATTGGCAATGAGTGAAGACAGACTTAAGGGAGATGGCGGAGTATCGTTCAATGAGGGAAGAGATGGGGCACAACAGAAGCTAAATGCTATACTTGGCGACCATAAACACCCATATTTTGACGCTTCTCATCCAAACCATGACTCGGCAGTTCAAGAAGTTAGTGGCTATTATCAGCTATTAAGTAAAAAATAAATTTGACACAACTATCACAAATATTCAGAATGGGGTTAAGAGGTATCAGGATAAGCTCTTAGCCCCATAAGCATACCTCCCAGCTATACGGCCCACGCAATGTGGACAACCAAAGCGAAAAAATAACTTAAAAATCAATTTTTTATGGAGGCATATTTATGTCGATGCAAATTACTGAAGCATTTGTGCAACAGTATCGAAATAACGTATTCCACCTTTCTCAACAGAAGGGTTCTCGCCTAAGAGGCGCGGTTCGTAGCGAAGCTATGAAGGGCAAACACCAATACTTCGAGAGAATCGGAAAGGCATCTGCCATTCAAAAGGTTTCTCGCCACTCTGATACACCTCAGATGGACACACCACATTCGAGACGCAGAGTGTCTCTTGCGGATTACGAGATTGCTGACTTGATCGACGATCAAGACAAGATCCGTACCCTCATTGACCCTGCAAACCCATACGTTCAAGCGTTCATGTTCGCCTTGGGTCGCTCTATGGATGACGTAATTATCGCAGCCGGATTGGGTACTGCGTATGCTGGCGAAACGGGTTCTACTTCCGTTGTATTGCCTTACAGCCAAAAGCTGTTAGCAGCAACCGAAGCCGCTCCTGCGACACCAACCAACCTCAACGTAGATACTTTGCGTAAGATCAAGAAATTGTTTGACGCAAATGACGTTGACGAAATGATCCCTCGCTACATAGCGTTAACTTCTAGCCAGTTGTATGCTCTCTTGGGCCAAACCCAGGTGACATCTGCTGACTACGCAGCAGTTAAAGCGTTGGTGAATGGTCAACTCGACAGCTTCATGGGCTTCAAGTTCATCCGAACTGAGCGTTTGCCAACCGCAAACTACGCCTATGACGGAAGCGGAAACATCGCAAGTTCTGGAACTGCCTTGAACGGAGCTAGATCTGTTATGGCATGGGCTGGCGACGGTATCGTAATGGCCGTAGGTAACGATATGGAAGCTCGTATTGATCCTCGTCCAGACAAGTCATACGCAACCCAAGTGTACGCACGCATGAGCATTGGTGCTACACGATTGGAAGAAGAAAAAGTAATCGAAATCGCTTGTAAAGAAGCATAAGATAACTGGGGGTGAAAACCCCCACTTTTAAACATATAAGGAGAATTTAATATGGCAAGTTTATACGGCGTGAATCACGCTAAAGCATTCGTAAACACTGTGGATGACGTTAAAGTTGACGTTTCCGCTTATCATGGAAAGGTTCGTCAAATCTATGACGAAATCGACCTTTCCGCAGTATTGGCTATTGGCGACAAAGTGTACTTGGGCAAATTGCCTAAAGGCGCGAAAGTTGTTGAAGCGATTTTGGCGTTTCCTGATCTTGGCACCGCAGGTGTTCTTGATTTGGGTTACGAGAAGCTCGATTCTTCCCTTTCCAGTGACCAAGATGCGTTTTTAGCCTCAGTAGACGTGGCAAGCGCCGCAGATACCGTAAAAATGAGTGACCAAAGTAACATGGTTGGTTTTGGATTAGAGATGGATGGCGAAGCGTATATCGTGTTGAAAGCCACGACCGCTACGACCGCTACCTCTGGTAAAATCAAGTGCGTAGTTGAGTACGTTTTAGACTAACCTCTAAACAGCTTGCTTAAAAAGATCCCTCTATTTATCTTATGAATAGGGGGATTTTTTCGTATGGCAGCATTATCGGAAGTATTGATTTGTAACCTAGCCTTGACTAAAATAGGCCAACAAAGAATTAACTCCCTTACAGACTCCAGCAAAGCCGCAATTTTCTGCAACCAAGTTTATGAAACGCTGCGAGACGAAGTTCTTGAGGATCACCCTTGGAACTTTGCAATTAAGCGCGCCTCTTTTGCTCAGCTTTCCTCAATTCCCGCATACGAATTTGCACACGAGTATCAAATCCCCACAGACTGTTTGAGAATTTGGCGACCAGAAAACGAAGACACTATTTTCAAAGTTGAAGATGGAAAGGTTCTTTGCAACGAGGGAGAGTTTAAGTGCCAGTACATTTCTCAAGTGACAAATCCAGCCAAATTCACTCGTAACTTTGCAGACGCTCTTTCTATTCGTATTGCCGCAGAGATCGCATATGCAATAGTTGGCTCAAGAGAACTCCAAGAGACGATGTATAAATTTTATGAAATCAGAGTGAGAATGGCTCGGTCCAATGATGCCCAAGAGGGAACCGTGGACGATATTATCCAAACGCAATTCCTTGAATCGAGGTATTAAGTGGGTAGGTTTTCAACAACAAGAAACAATTTCCTTGGAGGAGAGTTATCTCTTCGCGGAGATGGAAGAGTTGATCTTCCTCAGTACAGTCTTGGTTGCAAAGAGCTTAGAAATTGGGTTCCTATTCCTAGTGGCGGAGTAACAAGAAGACCAGGAACCAGATATGTAAGTCCAGCTCAAGGCGTTGGAATCGGAACAATCCCAGAGAAGTGCAGAATTATTCCATTTGTGTTTTCAAACACAAACTCATACATCATTGTGCTGTGGAACTCGGCAACAAAAACAAACGTAAGGATATTTGACACTCAGCTTGGAATTGTTGATGAGGCAATTAATGGAGCAGATGAGCTTCCAACAAAAGTAGAGAATTTGGACGAGATCCAATTTGTGCAAAGTGCAGACGTAATGTACTTGGCGCAAAAAGATGTTCCTCCGTTTGTAATTTTAAGAACCGGATCTCCAGGATCTTATGTTTTCTTTATTGAGGAATTTGTGAATGGCAGTATTCCTGGAGCGAATGGTACGCATCTAAGAATTCCATATTTAACAGGAATAACAACAATAACAATAACCCCATCCGCAACGACTGGACTTGCAATTACTTTAACAGCATCTCAGTCAATTTTTACGGCAGCAAATGTTGGTTCGTACTATAGAATTTCTCATGGAGCCACTGACGGTTATGTTTTAATAACAGGATTTACTAGCGGAACTGTTGTTACCGCCGCAGTTCAAGTTACTCTTGGAGGAACTGGTCCTTCTGACGAATATGCAGAAAGCGCATGGTCTGATCGTCGAGGATGGCCAAGAACTATAACATTTTATAACAGAAGACTTTTGTTTGGTGGAAATACATCTAAGCCAGATACATTTTGGGCAAGTCAAACGTCTGACTTTTACCAGTTTGAACCAATAGGAACTGGACCATCAGATCCACAGGCGTACACTCTTTCCTCTGATCGACTGAACCAGATTCAGTGGATGATAGGTGGAAAGAAATTAACGATTGGAACGATTGGCGGTGAACACGTTGGAGAATTTAAGGAGGACGGAACTGATATTTTTGTTCAGTTTTTCCAAGAGACAACACATGGTAGCGCGTACATTCAACCACAGAGGATTGCTTATGCAATTCCGTTCATTCAAAGATCCGGGCGGAGGGTCAGAGAACTGGTTTTTGATTTTAATTCTGATTCTTATATTGCAAATGATCTTACGCTTTTAAAGGAAGATATTGCTGAAGGGTATGTAAACAAGTTTTATGAACAGAACTCACTAAAGCAGATATGCTATACAGAAGCTCCGTTTCCTTGCATTTGGGCGATAGATGCTGCTGGAAGATTGTACTCTTGCACAAGAGAAAGAAATCAACAAATCAACGCTTGGGCCACTCACAATATCGGCGGAAAGATAAGCGAGAATAGCTTAACTGCTATTGACGGACCAGACCACTCTACGATTGTTCAATCAATCTGTGTAACACAATCGGCTGATAACACATACGACAGACTTTGGATGATTTGCAAAAGGGACATAAATGGAGCAATCGCTTACTACGTTGAATACATGGATCGCTTCCGAAGCCTTGACCAGCTTACGTTTCAAGGAAACACTGGAGAAGAGTATTTTTACTTCTTGGATTCTTCTGCTTATTCATACGCAGTAACAGCAACCAACACTCACACCGGATTCGATCACTTAAAGAACGAAGAAGTTCATGTGATGGCTGATGGAAAGTATCTAGGAACGGCTACGGTTTCAAACACTGGATCTGTGAATCTTCCTGGTGGAATCACAGCAAATGCAGTTGTGGTTGGATACAATTATAAGTCTCGACTAAAGACAATGAGACAAGAAGGTGGATCTAACATCGGACAGTCTGTTGGAGCAATGAGGCGAGTAGACGAGATCAGAATAAATCTCTTTAAATCTAGGTTCTTCAAGTTTGGTTTTGAAGGAGAGAAAAGCTGGAGAGAGTACATTACTGATTTCAACGAAGCAGATCAGATTGATGGATATGACTCTAATTTAGAAGAGTTTTCTATGATTGATCCTGGGGAAAATCCCGGAGATCCATACTATGTTTCAAACGATATTTTTGCTTTCTCTGCACCGAACAATTCGGACAGAAAGGCCATTGCAATGATCCTTGCTGATAAACCTTTCCCTTGCACAGTTCTTTCGATCACTCTACGGGCGGTGGAACAAGATGTTTGAGATAGGAACATTTAATGCCGAAGACTTGGATCAGATTGATCCCCACCCAATTTATGCAGGGTCGGAAAAACTACTAAAGAGTCAAGCAAGAGCAATTCAGGAATTGCCAAATTCCTACGCACTAAGCCTGTATTTAGATGGAAAGGTTGAGGCTTGTCTTGGGATGATGGTTTTATGGGAAGGAAACGCAGACGTTTGGACCTTTGCCTCAAAGAAGTGCAAGGATCACCCAATCGCTTTCCATAAAGCTGTTGCAAGGATTCTTGACGCATATCAAAATGGATTAGGGGCCAAAAGAGTTTCAGCAGGTACCCCATCCTCTTTTACTGAGGGTTGCCGATGGCTTGAATCTCTTGGTTTCAATAGAGAGGGTAAAATGCTAAAATACGGACCAGACGGAAGCGACTGGTGGCTTTACGCGAGGGTTATATAATGGCAGCAGTAGCAGCAGCAGGAACAGTTTTATCTGCATACTCGCAGTATTCCGCCGCTCAAATTGAGGCTGATGCTGGAGATCAAAAGGCATTTATTAAAAGGCTCCAGGCCCAAGAATCTCTTGATGCCGCGCAGAGAGATGCGGAAATAACAATTGAACGAGGCAAGCTGGTTCAGAGTTCTCAGCTTTCTTCTTACGGAAGATCCGGCGTTGACGTTGAGGGATCCCCTCTCTTGAAAATGACAGAGACTCTTTCTAGTGCAAGAAAAGACGCAGAAGCTCAGTTGAGGGCTGGAAAATATCGCGCATTTACTTCAAATTACGAAGCCGATCTGCAAGGATATTTGTCTGGTGAGACAAGGAAAGCTGGCTCAATTAACACCTTCTCTACCTTGTTGACTGGCGGCGGAAACTTCGCAAAAGCTAAAGGAGCTTTATAATGGGCGAGCCATCACTTAGACATAGATTCCAATCAACTCGAATGAGAGATTTTAATAGGAGAAAAAAACTTGCCAACAATACAATCTCTTAAACAGCAGCCAGGACTTCTCCCATCCAATCCAGGAGAGGCAGATATTTCTCCAGCTTCATTTGGCAAGGCTCAAGAGGCTCTTGCTCGCGCTGGCGGTGTTGCTGCTGATTTGGGAAATCAATACGTTGAGAAGCGCGCCATTGCTGAAGAGAATGATGCGATCTTGAATCAGACTCTTGAAAACTCAAGAGCTATCGAGGAACAAAAGAACGCCGCAAGACAAGAGTACATGGTTGATGATGGATCTGGAGTTATGCGTTTTGACCCAAGGGGAGCGCCACAAAAAGATCCAGTTACCGGAGATTTAACTTACCCAGAATCTTATTCCAAGCGAATGGAAAAGATCGCAATAGATCAGTACAACGCCGGAAAAGAGGCGATGCCTTCTCAGCGTGCAAGATTAAGATACCAGCAAGCGGCTGACGGAATGGTTCTTCGAGAATCGACAGAAGCACTTAACTTCGAGCAAGTTGAGCTTTCTCGTTATATCATTCAGAACAAAGACAAATACGAAACAGAAAGTGCGCAGCAAGTTCGCATGAATCCAAGTCTAGACAACCTAACGGAAAAGGTTGCTAACATGACGAAGTATTTTAACGACAACCAAGGCGCACTCTACGATCCTGCAAAAGCGGCATCAGAGCATAATAAGTCCGTAAAGAATATTATCAAGGAAGGGTTCTTTGAGGGGATGCTGGATAAATCTCCCAATCAGGGATTGGCAATTCTAAATTCCATCGGACAACCATCTCGCAATCCTGCCGTTGAAGGAAAGATTGAACCTGGAGTTTTTGGTAAGGGCGGAAACGTAAAGGAGATGGCAAAGTTTCTTGATGCAAATGACATCAATAATCTTCGTGATCGCTTTGAAGCAAAGATCAAAGAAAAGAACATGATCGAAGCACATCAAATTAACAACCAGCTTTCTGACATGAAGGCTGCTGCATTTGCCGGGATCAATCCTGGATCTTTGCAAAAAGGATCTGCACTAATTGAAAGACAAGCTGCTCTTGGAGCATTCAAAACTCCAGAAGATAAAGTTCGCGCATACTCTGACATGATTTCATCTGTTGTTATTGGACAATCGAAATCTAAAATGGCGGGCATGACCAATGAAGAAATCCAAGCGTCTCTTGGAGATGCAGAGAAACTTTATCACTCTGAAGTGCAAAGGGTTGCAAACAGAGAAGGAGTTAAAATACCTCCAGAGTTTGCTGCGGCTGACATTGTTGACGTTAAAAACAAAATTGCAGGAACAGTAAACCAAGTTCTTAAAGAACGTCAGACTGATCCTGCATCTTCTGTTTTAGAGGGTAATGATACCCTAAAGAAAACTTATGAGGCAGCTCAAGGTGGGCTTGGTGCCGCAAAGGAAATAAACGAAGCATATTACGCTCAGTCTATGGCTGAACAAAAAAGACTTGGAGTTGGAAGTCCTCGCCCACTACCCACTCAGAGCGCAAAAGCAATGGCTAGTCAGATCGCCTCTATGGACCCAATAAGATCTGTTCAAGAGATCGAGAATCTAAGACAGAAAACTGGAAAGTATTTTCCACAAGTTATGAACCAGCTTTTGAAAGACGGAAAGCTACCAGAGTATTATGCGACAGCATCTTACGTTGATGACCCAATGGCAGGACGAGCAATAATTGACGGAATGAGAAACAAGGGAACATTTGAAAAGGTTCTGGCTGATAGCGGAACAGGATACAAAAAGAAAGATATCTTAAATGCAGTAAACCAAGAGTTTGATCCGTATTATAAGTCTATGGTTGCGACCGGAATATCTGGGGAAAACAATCGTATTGCTTCTGCCATAAGAGAGGCTGCATATTTTGAAACTGCAAACCTAATCTCTCGTGGAGTTCCTGTTGACCAGGCTTCTCAGAAGGCTGTTGATACTATCATCAGAAATAAGTATGACGTTTATAAGGGAGCGATGCTTCCAAAGCAGAATGGTGAAATAATCAAGGCTGCAATGGATAGAGTAAGCACCGACGATTGGGCAATAAGAAACGCAGAGAACATCTTCCTTCCAGCAGCTAAAGGAATGGAGAAACAGAACCCTAGCCAGACAGAGTCATTTGCTGCTCTAGTTGAGAAGAAGAATAGAATCAAGATGGCATTGCAAGATCCAAACGGTCACGCATGGATAAATAAAGAGGATGGATCTGGAGCTGTGCTTAATTTTAGAGTAAGGAACCCAAACAACCCATTTGGATACGATATGATTCCAGTTAAGGCAAATAACGGAAAGAACTTTGAAATCAACTGGAATGATCCAAAAGTAAAGGCTGGTGAATAATGCCGATACCACTAGTTCAAGATCAGCCTAGCGATGAAGACTATGTTGGTCTTCAGGATAAGCTACCAGTAACAACTGCGGAGTCCGTTAAGACAGCTTTTACCGACGAGCTTTTCAATAACGCAGTTACGTCGAAGATCGTAAATTATAATCGAAAGAGAGAGCTTGAGGCACAGGATGGAAAGGAACTTTCCGTTGATGAGCTAAAGCAAAAGTACGATGGACTTGGACTTACTTGGGATGGACCAAAGAAGGAGCAGGTTGCCGAGTTTATTGCCGACAGACAAAGAGAGAGACTTTATAACCAGAAAAAGATTGAAGCTGGTCCAGACGACTATCTTTCTGGCGGATTGAGAATGGGGGCTGGAATTGCTGCTCACATTGCTGATCCAACAGAACTTGCTCTTACTGTTGGAACGGCTGGCTTATTTCGTGCAGGAATTGCCGCAAGATTTGGCGCGGCAGCTTTGGCCGAAGCCGGACTAGTAACAAAGATTGGATTGGGTGCCGCCGAAGGTGCGGTTACTCAGGTTGCTCTTGAGCCAGCAGAGTACGCCTACGATAAGCAATTTCAAATAGACTACGACACCACAGAAGCATTTAAGCGTGTTGCTTATGGTGCTGCAATGGGTGGGTTTATGGAAGGGACTATTCACGCTGGTCAGAAGTTAATTGAGAGAATGAAGGGAACAAAGGCGCACGCGGTAGCGCACGACGTTGCTCTATCTCAGGTTGCTGACGGTAATCCAGTTAACGTAGATCCAATTATTCATCAGTTTGAAGCAGAACGTATGCCACACACACCAGAAGGAGTGATGGATTTTAGTGGAAGGGTGAATTATGAGTTTCGTGACTTTAACCCAGAGTCTCCTGGGGGTACGAAAATTTATATTGGTTCCCAATCAGCCCACGAAAACTTCTCTGCTCTTGACCTCATGGCACACGGGAAAGAGGGCTTCGTTGACCACCCGCTTATTGCAAACGCAGATGCAGCAGGATCTTTCAACGAAGTTACCGGAAACGTGTACGAGCTTACC